ACCGTCGCGGGCGGAATGGTCGCGCCGTCGGCACCGGCAGGGCCGGGTGGCCCCGGCACGGTCGAGGCCGGGCCTGTCGGGCCCGGAGGCCCCGGAGGCCCCGGCACGGTCGAGGCCGGGCCGGTGGGCCCTACGGGGCCTTGAGGCCCTGTCGATCCCGGAGGCCCCGGCACGGTGCTGTCGGCACCCGGCGGCCCCTGTGGGCCCTGCAGCGCGACGTTGTAGACGGCGGGCGGCGGGCTTACGAAGGCCATGGCGCGCTGACCTTGCCCCACGAACTGACCTTGCGACCGATGATGATCGGTGCCGGGCTGTCGTGGCCCATCGCGTAGGCGAGCGCATCGCCGTAGGTGCCCATGTCCTCGGCGTAGCTCGCGCCCTTCTGCGACTTCCACTGCCAGATCATGCCGAGCGTCAGTATCCGCTCGTCGAGCCGGAAGCTGTCGGCGTCATCGAGGAAGCGATCGCCGAAACCGCCGCTGGCCAGCTTGACGCAATTCTTGTCGAGGTAGGTGTAGTAGGCGGAGACGCCGACCGGCATGATCGGATGAATGTGCATCTCGCCGCCGAGTTTCGTCCACTCGCCAAACGCGCTGCTGTGATTGGCGAGGCGGTTCTGCACCCACGCGTCTGTGTCCGGCACGAACGTCATCGGCTGCTGGGTCGACGACGTGCGCCACACATTGGACGTCAGCAGCAGCCGCTTGAAGTTGGCCGGGATGGGAAAGGCCGCTGTGCCGGTCCACACCGCCAGCGGATCCGGCTGTGGCGGCACATAGGCCCCGTCGCCGACCATGGTGTTGGTCAGGCGCAGTTCGGTCCAGTCTATGTTGTCGTAGGCAATGCGCTGCGCCATCTCGTTGGCGAGCGCCAGCATCTCCTGCATGGTGCGGTTGCCGGTGATGCCGGAGAACACGCTGGCGGGCTGCGTTACGCCGACCACCGCGCAGACATCCCTCACCACCTGCAGTAACGCCATATCATGCCGCCTTGGCTGGGCGGCACTCGACCGCCATGCGGATCAGGTTCTTCTTGTTGGTGTTACCCAGCGGCTCTTGGCCGGTGTGGGTGGCGATGTACTTGCGGATTTCCGCAGGCTCCATCTCGGCGAACTCGGCCTCGTCGTGCTGCGCCACGGTCTTCTTGGCGATCGCGTCCTCCTCCAGCACCGCATTGCGGGCGCGTAACGCCATCAGCTCGGCCTCCAGCTGCCTGTTCGGCACAGTGGTCTTGGCCTCGGCAATGTATTCCATCGCCGCGTTCTTCCACTCGCGACCGCCGGTGCCGAGGTTTTTCAGTTCCTGACCGTCGATCGCGGCCAGCGCCTCGACGGTGTAGATGTTCTGCGCCCTAAGCTCAGAACGCTTGCCCTCGGACAGGAACGGCACATAGTCGAGTGGCGTGCCGCTCTTGGTCTGCAGGTCGCGGCGCTTGAATTGCTGGTACTGGCGCTGGAACCGCTCGGCGTAGGAAACCTTCTTCAGCCCGCCGGTTTCCGGGTCGCTTTCCCAGTGCGAGAACGCGGTTGCCGGAAACACCTTGACGTCGCGCGAGCCGGGGACGCGGATCTCGACCACTTCCATGTCGTCGAAGATCGGTCGGCCCTCGGCGCGGCTGCGCGCCTCGTTGGGGATCGGGTGCTGCTTGAACAGCGCCACGTTGGCATCGTCTGGGTCGCGAAGGGCCATCTGTCTCTCCGTTGTTGCCTTCAAAAAAGTGCCGGGCCGCCTTCGCGGAAGGAAGGCATCTTACCTACACGTCAGCAGCCCGGCCTCTCCCTTTCCGCGATGTTCGGCGCGTCAGGAAGTCACAATCTCCAGTTGATCAAGAGCCCGGCACGCTGTCATACAGACGCCAGTTGAACATCGGGTTGGTCATGGTCATTTCCCCCATCCATCCGATGAATTGAGCCACAGCGTCTTTATCTATAGGCATTTGGCCGTCGCTGTCGAACAACTTGTCGAAGTTGCGGTTGGGGTGATAGCGGATCTTGAGGCTGTCGGTGTCAATACCGAAGGTTGTATTGGCTGGCATGTTGCTGCCGATGCCGCCGTCGAGCACGATCTCGGCACGTTTGCCGCCACCGATATATTCGAGCGAAGAGAACCCCAGCGTGCCCATCGAGGTGTTGCTGGTCTGGCGCTGGATCGCCAGCGTGGCCGCGTCATACGCCGCGTAGTGCTCCGGCGACATGATCAGGAGGTCGGCATGGTCGCGACCCCGCGAGCGCGCGGTCATGATGGCATTGAGCATCGGCCTGATCGTGGTCGAGTTGACCTGCGTCGAGCCCGCCATGAAGGAGTGCGCGTCGTAGGTAGATGTACGCCAGAGCGTGGCGGTGGCGCGATCGATGCCGCCATAGACGCCGGTGTTGGTGACGATCGGGATTGCGGTCGCAAGTCCGGTGAGCTGCTTGCCGCCGTTGGCGGTGCCGTCGCCGTACAGCGCCGCGTCCATGGCGTCTTCGAGCGCGCGTTCAGCAGCCGAGATGTACGCGTCGTAGACGTCCATCAGCTGGTTCTCGCCCTCGTTGTTGAGGATCTCCTGCATCGACAGGATGATCGGCACGACGACCTGCTTGGGGGTGTACGCAGCGTCGTTAAATAAATCGATCGCTGGATTGAGGAGCTGATCGTATCCGGAATACCACTGCGCGGCTTGCTTCGCGATCTGCAGCGTCTGGCGGATGACCGGACCCGAATAGGTCTGCCACGCACCCTTGCTCCGCAGTTTCGAGAGCAGTGCGTTGTTGTTGGAGACGAGGTCTTGGTAGCCGGGGGAACGCTCCTCCACGGCCATGGATAGGATCTGCTGATAAGCAGCAGCCGTTGTCACATTGGGCATTGTTGCCACTCCACATGGGGTTCAGATGTCAGCCACCGTTGACGCGACGGATCGCGTTCTGGATGGCCTCTCGACGTCCGACGGGTACCTTGGGTCGCCGCGATGCCCCGTTTGAGGAGGCCACATCCGGTGATCCAGAGATCGATCGGTCTACGGGTCGGGTCTGAGCCGATGTGTCGTGGGTCTGAGCCACTGTGGTGCCGGGGCGGAGTAACTCGGCCCGGCGGTAGGCGGTCGGCAGATCAAAGCCTAAATTCAGCTCCTTTTCAATAAGGTCGCCCAACTCATCGAAACGCGGGTGGGCCTCGGCGAACTGGTCGACCGCCGATCGGGTGTGGATATACTGCCGCTCCTGCTTCAGCTGCTGCAGTTCCTGCCGCGTCACGCTGACCTCGCGGTGCAGGGCCCCGAGCTGCTGTTGCTGGGCGTTCTGGGCGTTGCCCTGCTGCATTACCTGCAGCGCCTCCGGGGTCTGGTTCAGGACGGCATAGGCAACGTCACGCAAATTGATGCGCTTTCCCGTCTGCGGGTCTTGCAGGCCCAGATTATTGACGATGGTGTCGAGCCCGGCGACCGGGTCGGTGCGCAGCTTGTTCTCGATCCCGATGTAGTTCGACAGCGCCTGTTGCAGCGTGGTGCCCTGCTGGCGGGCCAGCTGGTCATAGGCCGCCACCGGCTGGTAGGCCTCGGCAACACCCTTGTAGCGCCGGTGGATGTTGTCGGCCTCTTGGTGGAGCCGGTGGTAGTCGCCGCGGACGCTCTCGGGGGCGGTGTCCCAGTCCTGCTTGGCGCGCTCCGAAATACGCGGCGGCGGGTCGCGGTAAGGCGCGCCCTCGGGAAGGGTGCGCACGCGCTGCGCAGCTTGCGTACCGTTTTGCGTACCATTTGCGCTGTTTTGCGTACCATTTGCGCTGTTTTGCGCATCGTTTTGCGCACGCGGAACGAACCGGCCCCGCTCACCCCTGACAGGCTGATCGTCGGGGCGCTTCTTGAGGTCGAGGCCTTCCCTTTCCTGCGGCGTGTCCTCCGGCGGCTGGTTATGTCCCTTCTTGGCCTCTGCAGCTTGCGGCGCGGCCCGCTGGGGAGCTTTGTCGCCCTTGGGCGGCGGATTGTTGGCCCGGTCGAAGGCGCGCTGTATGGCCTCCCTGCGGCTCTCGGGGCGGCCCTTGCCGCCCTGCAGGTCACCGGGAGGCGCTGGCGGAGCTTGCGAGCCGATCGGCGTCGGCGAGCTGGGCGGGTTCTGGTTGATGGGGACTTCGGCGTGCGCCGGTGCGGGCGCCGCGCTGGGCGGCGCCGCG